GTTAGTCGTTGCTCACTTGTGCCTTAAAGGCGTAGTGACTAATTTACTTCTATAGGCAAGATACAACATGCATCAAGCGCGACCAAAGGTGTAAATAAATTACAGAATGGTTACAGATTGATTCATTATCATTGTTTCCTGCGTGGCAGGTGTTGCTATGCAAGGGGGGCAGCCAATGAACCACATGCACGAGAAATCATCCGCAGCACGGCGCCAGATCATTGGTGTAACAGTACCACCGGATTGTTGCAGACCAGCACCAGTTTGATACACTGCCACAAGAGGAGTTGATGTATTAACCAAATTGGCTCCATTTACAATAGCATCCGTTCCAGGAGCTGTCTTATATGTGTATATCACTGGATTTGCCAACAAATGGTTATAATATGGCACTGTAACAGCACCACTGTTGTTGGATGTGGCAGGAAAGATAGCGTGAGGTGAGTGTGGGATGGATGGGCCTTGATACACTTTTCCCCGGGCTGGCGTAATTCCCAAAGGAGCTGGTAGCTGAAAAGTTTGATCTTGGCTAGAGCCTCCACATGAAAACACCAAAGTAACACCCCCTTTTGTGAACGCATACATAGCCAAAATTCGCGACCATCGTGTTGTTGCAGTCTGACTTTTAACAACCACATTTGATCCATTTATAAAAAGAGTTTCTGCTAAAACTGGGAGAAGATGGAACTGGTTGGCATTGGTACTGACACTACCTGTATAATCACTTGTTGATGCGGCCACCAATGAAGACGGTAGATATCTGTCAACCATCTTAAGAAGAGTGCGAAAGGATTTAATGCATTCTCCCCCAATGTGTTGTAGCACGTCACAGTGGTCGCCAGGTGATGTTTGTGGTAGCATAGCAACATTGCTGGGCTGACCCGCTTGTGCTACCGCCGGACCATAGCCATTCACATTGGCTGAATACGCGGGACACGCCCAAGATGATCCAGGTTTCACTCTAATCATCACGACGACATCAATAGTAGTACTAGAACCTGCTGATGCTTTTAGAGGATTCACACAT